ATTGAATAAATTTTCTATAAGGTTTTTGAATGCCTTCTTTTGACGGTCTGTAGTATTGAGTATATACCCAGTTCTTGGCTGGGTTGCAAGTCATTAACATTTTTGGTATTAAGTTAAATTCGTCTAGCTTATATCTCATTCTACTTGAAACTATGTTTTTTGCTTTTTCTGTTATTTGATTAGCTTCGTCAATAAACGCACCTGTTATTTCAAGTGACCCTAGATTGTCAAAGTTTCTGTCTGAAGGGTATAAGAATAAATCTTTAAGAATAATTTCTGACTTGTTGTAAAACGTAATCACGTTTGAGCTTGCGTTAAAATTAAAGTGCTTGTTTGCTTTTATATTCCAGTGGTCGCAAACTTCAAAGAAAGTATTTAGAGTTGTTTTCTTTAAACTGTCGAGCTTACTTCTTCCCATTAAATACCTAGTCTTAGGGTATTTTAAACACATTAATACTAGCCACGAACAACCGACCCAAGACTTACCACCACCCGCAGCACCACCGAACAAAACCTCTGTAGTCGTATTGTCAAATAGATATTCTATCGCTTGTTCTTGCGTATATGTAAAGTTAGCTTCAATGTTCAACGCCTTTTATATTTACGTTAATTTTAACTGGTTCTTCACCGCTGCTAAGATCAAGCTCGCTTCGTTCAATATACCCTCGTTTCTTACCTTTTGTCTTTAAATAAAAAATAGTTGCTGAAGTGCTACCGTCTTTCATTTGTGAGTGTAATTGACTTTCTGCAAAGTCTAGTGCTATGTTTTCAATTTCTTTAACCGCTTGTGAAAAGTCTTCGTCTTCTTTTAACCATTTGTAATAAGTGCTTCTTGGTATGTCAGCTGACTTACAAGCTACCGTCACAACACCCAAACTGTTTTCGAGTGCTTTCAGCATTGCTTCTTTTTTTATGTGTCTACTTTTGTTCATATATAATTTGTTTTAATTCTTTTAACATATCACCACGTCTTGCTTGTTCGCTTATTCGCCAACTCTTTTGAATTGCTAAATGTTTATCAAAGTCTTTATTACATTCTTTTATTTTTTGTTGCAGCTCTTTATGACTGCTAACAATATAAAATTCTACTTGGTCTTTAAAGTCTTTAAGCTCTGACTTGTTGATTGTGTTTCTACAGTTCACATCAAAGAACACAACATTGTTACAAAAACCCGCTTCGTAATATCTGTTTGCTAAATTGTTAAAGTTAGTGTGCGTTTCTACGTCTTCGATGTATAATTGATATTTGAAAAGATTGAGTGTTTCTCTTTTTGGTTTCCACGTCAGCTTAGTTATGTACTTAGGGTTGCAACCTATATGCTTATATTTTTTAAAGTTTCTAGGTGACGTGCTTAAATAAATACCTTCTTGTAAATACTTCTTAAAGTATTCAGTTCTATTAACTCTAAACGTACCAAAATAAATACAATCATACTTCTTGTCTTTTATTTCGTTTGGTTCTTTAGCAAACAATAAGTTTAAATTTAGAAAGTGTCTTTTTAATTCAGACTTGTCAGATATTGACTTTTCGTAATTTGCTATTAATTCATAAGGTCTAAAACCACCGACGGAAGGGTTTGTATTGTACTCGTTACTTATTACGATCTTTCTAGCTTTAGGGTTTTTCTCTATTAACTTATTGATTAATTGAAACGGTGCGTACCTTGTCGCATAACCTAAAACGATAACGTCATACTTTTTTTTAAACGCTTCGTTAAAATCTTTTTCCATTATTAAAATATCACAATTTAAGTATTCGCTTATTGTAATTGAATTTCTTAAATGTGCGTCAATAGCATTTTCAAAAGTAAGCGTTGTCGTTAAGTTAATAGCTGGGTCAAGTATAACAACGTTCATTATAATTTAAGCTTGTTTACAAACTCGTTATAAGTAATCTTGCTTGCTGTAGTATTTAGCTTTTTCTTTAATACTTCTAATTGCTCTAAGTTATCACAACGTACTGAAAAGTTAACAGCTTCTGTAAAGTCTGTAATTTCTTCTATGTCTTCTATTTCGTTTTGAAACATATCATCTTGGTTTGTCCATACGTTTAACCCCCAGTCAGACAGATCAACAGAGTTCCATTCGTTTGCCAACATATCCCATTCCCAGTCACCAAAACCTACATTGTCTTTAACAATAAATTCTTTCTTTTGTTCTTCTGATAAGCCTGTAGCAATTTCAACCCATACAGTTTTAAGACCAGCTTCTTTACTGGCTTTAAGACGCATATTACCACCAAGTACAATCATATTTTCGTCTACTACAATTGGTCTTAGCTCTAGCATTTCAGGAAAATCTTTTATAGACTTAACAAGTTTTTGAAACCTGTCGTCTTTTATAATTCTAGGGTTGCTTTCGTTTGGCTTTACTTCATTTATTTTTAGTTGCTTTTTCATATTACTTTACATATTTTTTAAACAAACGTCTTTCAAGACTATTATCAAGTCTTCTTTGTAATTCGTTTTTTATTATTTTCGTTATTCTTGTGTGTGCTACGTCAAACTTGTCTGTCATTTCTTTTAAGCTGTTAGCTTTAGGGCTTTTAAAATAATAATCAATTACTTTTTTAGCTAGTGCCTTTGGGTCTTTTGGTATTCTAGGTTTTGTTTTCATTTTATTTATCTTTTAAACTTTTGTAAGATTGTTCACCTGAAAGTCTTTCTTTTGCTTTAGACCATAACTTATCGTTTTTATTCAAAGTGTCTTCAGTTCTAATTAAAGTTGGCATACCGTCTACTGGTTCGCTTGTCATAGGCTTGTTACAATCACACATAACATTAGCAACCCAGTTGTTATCTCTGTATACTATTTTAGCTTTAACCACTTCTTTTTCTTGTTTACCGCATTCGCACTTATACAAGGTCATTTTGCAAGACCGCCCGTTATTGTTTTGCTTTCGTTATGTATTCTGTCTAATTCAAAATGCAAAACATTAATAGCTTTTCTTATGTCTTGTTCAGGTGGGCTGCCTGCTTTTTTGCCTGATCTTAATATATACTGAACAGCTTGAGCAGTCCACGCATTCAATTCAAAATCCTCAACAATACGCCTTGCTGAATAGCCATACATAGAACCGATATAATAGTGCGGCTCAGTTTGTAGTTTGTAATCTTCTTCTTTCTTTGTCATTTTCTAATATTTTAATTAAACCGTCTTGGGTATTTAGTTTTCTTGATCTTGAAGACTTTCTGTACTCTTCAGGACTATAAATAAGCTTTACTTCTCTTACTAAATCATTACTGTCGTACTTAACTATCCATCTGCTAGAATAGTGCATTTTATTTCTTTTTAAATGTGTTAAATAGCTCATTGTGTATATTTTTTATAAAGTTTTTTTATTCCTTGATAGCAAGATTGCAAACAAGAACCACAACTTGTAGTGACACTATATTTAGTCATAAAAATTGTATTATATATTTCAATCATTCGTCTTTTAACTTTTTGATTGTGTGCTTTTCCTGTTTTTATATATTGCCAAATGTCAATAACTTCTTCTATAATCTCAGGCGGTAAGTCTTCAGGTGTTTCAATTTCAGTTGTTTTTTGCCACTTTTTTTGACTGCATTCCATAGGCGCAAGACGTGCCTTGATTTTCATAAAACATCCGCAGTCTTTACACGTTCCCGTAGGCTTAAAATAAAACACACAATCTTTACAGATAGATATTCTATCTTTATATATGTCATTAGAAACAAAAAACTTATTCATTTAGATTCTTTTTTAATATTTTTCTAACTTTGTCTATAGTGTTAAAAATACTGTTACGACTGATCTTAGTCTTAGCTGCTATGCTATCAAGTGTGTTTTTACCATCGTCTTTGTAGTAATAGAGCTTGAATAATTCCCTGTCATACCAGTAAAGAGAATCAAGCTCACGGTCAATGTCTTCTAGTTTTCCCCAATTAGATTGAGTAGTGTCTTCAGCAATATTTGATATACTTTTATAATAAGGAGAGTTATCGTATACGCCAAACTTGCCATTAGTAACGTCAGAAACGTAATTAAGACTGTCAATATGTGTGTAATATTTGTCATATTTATAATAAAATCTTGAATACTTACTTGTTAAAGAACGCTTCAAAACTACAGCGCCGTATTTCTTAATCCCTTCTATCCCATCTTTGTTATAAATTTCAGAAAGTATTTGAGGGTTCATACTAAGAAAATACAACATCAACTCCTGTACAGCTTCGTTGATACGATCTTCATTAGTTGTCAAACCGAAAGCCATTTTGCGAAACTCTGACGTTAGGTCTGCTATTTCTATATATATTTTATTCATTAGTCGGTTCTAATAGATCAAGTTTGCTTACGGTTTCTTGCAACATTTGTTCCAAAACTACACGATAAGCCCTTAAAACAGCCGTGTTTCTTTTAGTTTCAAGTGCTGCAAAGTACCCGTTTGTCATAACTGCGGTGTTAATAGGTAATATCATTATCCAATCGTAAAAATTGTTTTCTCGCAAACCTTCACCGTAACCGTTATGATAGTCGATAATTGTTGCGAGTACGTCTAAATAAGAATGATATCTTGATTTTGTGCTTACTTCTTGAACAAACTGTTTACACATAGTTATATAAACATCAACTGTTGATTTGTGTTCAGCACTTGAATATACTATGTTTTGCATATCCAATAATAGAAAAAAAAACTATAAAATTGTCTTGTCTTTTAGTAAGTTTTTAACAATGAATTTGTAGTAACTTATAAAGTCTATGTATTCAGCTCTAGTAATCTTGACTGATTGTCTTGCTTGAATTTCTAGCTTTTCAGCTGTACCTTCACCATACTTTGCGTCTAAATTAACAGCGAAACGGTACTGCTCCCCATATCTAAAAACGTTGCAACCTGCACATTGCACTTGACAATTTTTAAGATCAAACCGAGTTGCTAAGAATTTGCGTGATTGAAAGTGACCATTCTGAAGGTTCTTATATAAGTCTTTCTTATGACAAGTAAAACATTCTGCAATACCATTTTCGTCAGAATTGCTTATCCTAATATAAAGACTGAACCATTTGTCAAGTTCTTTTTTTAGTTTGCTAAGTGTTTTCATACCCTAACTTTTTACGCCATTCTTTTTGATAAGTTCCTTTTCGCATATAATATTTTTCACCTCTGTAAGCTGGTTCTTCTTCTTGTAATTTTGCTCTAGCTCTTTTTATACTAGGTGCTGGCGTAAGTTTACCTTTAGCATACATTTCTAAAAAATTAATAGCTGTCGCTAAATTCACACCAACGCCTAATTGATTCATAAGTTCTCTCGCCCATATATTAGCACAAAGCCTGTTGTCATCATCTCTTAATTCAGGGTGTTTTTGCAACCAATATTTTACTTTTTCTTTTGTTTTCATAGTGATAATAATATTTCTTTACATAATTCATAAGGCAATTGACTTCTTAAATAATTACCTTTTAAGCCCTGCGTTCCTGTTTGTGACCCTCTTGGTGCTGCAACGTGACAGCTGTCACCTCTTTTGCAAATTGGTTTTGACTTCCATCCTTTTGGGTTAAATATGTCTTTTAAATGATTAGACCATATATCTGTCGGCTTCATTCTATTGTCACCATATTGACAATAAGTAACTGTAGTTCTTGGTATTTTTTGCATAAATTCAAGCTTTCTTAACTTACCTCTTGGGTTTTCAATAAAATAATAGTCAGGTTTAAAAAACTCAATTATTTCTAAAGTTTTTCTTATTATCTGACAACCCACAATTGCTTCTAATGTTTTTGGTGTGTGGTCTTTATTTTC